CATTACTGCAGGAAAGATACTATAAGGCAGTTAATGAGGATTTAGCAAGAGAAAATCCTATTGATGCTAAAGCTATAGAATTACTTAAAAAATATTTCTTTAAAGATAGAAATTAGTGGCTAATCTTAATTTACATGGAGATGTATCAAAAAACGAAGAAGTGCTCCAAATGGCGTACAAAGACCTCATTTCTTTTGGTAAACTGTTTTCTCCACAGGATTTTTTAGCTTCATCGAGTCCAGCATTTCATCATGAGGTAGGTCGACTCCTCCTTGATAAGCGAATACAGCAGTTGGCATTGGTTCTTCCCCGTGACCATGCTAAGAGTACCTTAGCAGCCACAGCAGTTCTTCACAGAATATTATTCGCAACGAAAGACACACCTGAATTTATTTGCTGGATTGGTGAGGCTCAAGACCAAGCATGCGATAATCTTGCATGGGTTATGAATCATTTATATGAGAATCCAGCCATACATTACTACTTTGGAGACTTAGAAGGGAACAAATGGACTAAATCTGAGTTTACGACTTCGAATGGCTGTCGTATGATTGCCAAAGGAACATCCCAGCGGTTAAGGGGTAAGAAACAATTATCAACTAGGTATACAGGGATGATTCTTGATGACTTTGAATCGGAGTTAAATACGAAAACTCCAGAATCTCGTCAGCAAATAAAGGATTGGGTAACCGCTGCTGTGTTTCCAGCCATTGATTTTGATAAGGGTGGCTTTTTATGGTGCAATGGTACTATAGTCCATTACGATAGTTTTTTAAATGGAGTGGTTCAAAGCAGCAGAGAGGCAGAAAATAACAGTGAAGAGTTTAGCTGG